CGATCTTACTCCCCCCAATATTCGTTCTAACAACGGACAAGTCACCTACGTTTGTAGAACTTCCACGATCATCGGCATTACCGACCATAGAAGGAATACCAGCAATAGCATCTAATGTAGGAGCAGCAAGCTCAAAATCATCACCAGCCTTAATCTCAACTAAAACATCCACTGCCTGAGCAACAGTAGCAGGAGCCACAAGTTGATTCACAACAAAAATTTTAATGACGCCCATCCAATCAGTATATTTAAGCCAATCATAAGAATTTAAATAAGGAAGAACAAAAGTAGCAGTATCCTCAAATCTTAGATCTATAAATTCTCTCATCATATATTGTGTATTAGCAAGAGCCATACCTGTAAAATCCCAATTAACACTAGGATTATAAACGACACAAAGTCGTCCAGAATGAAACTGTGTTTTAACAATTTTTAAAGTGAGGACAATAGAACCTCGCCAATATTTAAACTGTGGAGCTAGATAAGTAAATGGAGGACCACTCTGAAAAGTAGCGACATGGCCTCCACCCATAGTAATATTTGCAACTTCAATAAGATTATTAGGTCCAATCTTAAAAGTCTGAATATTACTACCAATGGCGGCAGAAGTATCCCAAGAAAAGTGTCTAGTTATAGCAGAAACACTCTTAAGGAAATTCCAAGACATTTCATCTTCCTTACGGAAAGTAATGTCCTGTAACATCTGTAATTCATTATTGCGTAAAAGGGCAGCAGTAAATGAAGTATCGTCACCATCAGAATTAGCAAAATGTCTATTATATTGATTAGAAACTATAACAGTAGGAGTATCAGTTATCGGTTTAGCATATCCAAATGCAGACGCGACTCCTGCAAGTCTATCACTTGCCCACATCACAGGCGCACAATAAGCAGCAAGAGCCGGTATACTAGATAATGCACCAGCAAAAGTAGATACAGCCCTAAGTCCTTTAGACACAGAACCTGATGCTACAGCTTCTCTTTCTTTATCCTGAAGGGCACCCTTCATATTAGCATTCACACTAAGTGGAGCACATAAGTGAATTTGGTCATACCAAGACATAACAGTAACATCTACAGCCGTAGAGCCAGTAGAGCCAACAGTTAAAGGACTAAGTACAACAATATAATAGGTGCCAAAACTAGCAGGATCATCAGTAATATCATTAGTATAATCAATATAATTATGGGGAGAAATAAAAGGCATAGTAAATTCCATAGATGGAACTTTTGCATCCATTTCAAATCCAGGTAATTGTGTTATCTGGGATAAAAATTGAGTATAGGTATTGATTTTACTTCGAACAGCAGAATTAAGTACTCCAGGAACGAATACAACTCGGAGTCTTCCAGCATGAAAAGGCATAGCATTAATCATAACTCGAATGTTAAATCGAGCATTTAATAAGTTTCTACCTCTCATCTTGTCCGTAAAATCTACTGTAAAAAGGTCACGGTAATTAACATGAGCTATTACCGTGAGCGCAGCCTGACCAGTACTCCATGCAACTTGATTAGTAACGAGAGGAGATTCGAAAAAATCAGCAACATTATTAGGGGTATCTGCATAAAGCATAGTAGGCTGTGTGAACGTTAAAGGTGGTTCAAGCACCTCTTCATTAAATCCAGTGGTAATGACTTCCTCAGATGAGGCAGTCGCTTCCATGTTAGGATAAACGGTTATTGTCGGCCCCGACATGGGCCTTCCTTCTAAAAATAAGTTCCTCTGTGTTTCGAGTGTAA